AGCTTCGAGGAGGGCGCTAGCTGCCGGGGGTAAAACTGCCCCAGGCGCCCCCGCCGAAGCCGGCGATCGAGGTGTTCTCGACCCCCAGGCCGAAGAGGGGCACGTCGGGCACCGTCTCGGTGACGTAGGCGTTGATCCGAACCGTCACCGGCTTAAGCCGGAGGTAGCCGCCGGTGAACAGCGCCGTCGTTGCGGCGTCCGGCGGGTTACCGATGAGCGCGAGCGTCATCGACAGGTCGCCGTAGTCCTGGATCAAGATCTGAATGCCGGCCGCGTCGAACAGCGTTCCCCAGGCCGCGTAGGCCCCGGGGATGGTGCCGTCCCACCGGTTGGCGGCGATGGTCGCCCGGAGCAGCGTCCGGTAGGGCTCGTCCGGCAGCGCCACCAGCCCGGTCGTCGGGTCGTAGGGGCCTTCCCAGTAACCCTGGCCGAAGCCGAGACCGGCGACCCCGAGGCTAAAGTAAACGTCGGTGAGCGGCTCCGCGAGGTAGCGGGTCTGCCCGACCCACTCCCCGACCACGTCGAGCTGGGCACCGATCGCCACGTCGAGGTCGAACTGCGCGGGGAGGTCGAGGAGAAAGCGCGTGACGTCCGCGAACGGCGCGAGGAAGCCCCCGACCAGCGCCATGAAGTTCGGCTTCTGGTTGTGCTCCGAGGTAATGAGCGAGGCGTAGGTCGAGGCCGCGTAGCCAGCCGTCGGGTCGACGGCGGCAACGGCGGGGAACTTCACCACTACCGGGTCGCCGGTAAGCGCCGCTGCGCCGGCGAGTACCGCGGCCCCGAACTGTTCCAGGCCGGTATCGTGCTCGTAGAAGTAAGCGTGGGCGATAATGGCGCTGACGCCGCTTAGGAGCAGCGCCGGCGCCGCTACCGTCAGGCCGCCGGACGCCGTTAGCCCGGCGCTTCCGGCTACGTAAAGGGGCGCCGCGGGGGGCGCTAACGCGCCGGCCGCCGCGAGCAGCGCCGTAGCCGGCCACACGTTGATGCTGACGTAGTAGGCGCTGACGGCGGCGTGCGCCGCCAGTACGGCGACCCCGACCGGGGTGTGGAGCGCCGCCGGGGCGACCGCCGCTGAAGCCGCGAGCGTTGCCGACCCAAACTGCGCGGGGAAGGCGCTCGCCGCGAAGGTCGCCCCGGCCGCGAGCGTCGCGGTAGCGGGCCACTCCACCGCGTAGCTGTAGGCAAACATCCCCCCACCGCCGCCGCCGCCTGTGCCGCCTGCAAAGGTCGTGCCGCCGCCGCCGCCGCCGGGCTGGACGGCGTTGCCGCCGTTGGCCGTGGTCGAGCCCTGGCCACCGTTGCCGCCGTCCGGCGTGCCGCCGGGGCCGTAGTTCATCCCAATGGCGTTCTGACCGTTGCCGCCGCTACCCGCGCCGCCGCCGCCTCCGCAACCGTATGCGCCGCCGGCGTCCTGGCCATCGCCTCCGGTATAGTTCGCTACGTTGCCGTAGGTACCGGTGCCGGATGCACCACCTTCAACGGAGCCCGGGCTGGCGTGGCAGCCCTGCGAAGGACCCGTCGGCGCGGCGTTGGTAATGGTGTTAACCCAAGTCGCTCCGCCGTTGCCTGCCTTGCCGGTGAACCCGCCGCCGGCCTCGCCCACCGACCAGTAGAAGGTCTGACCCGGCATGACGGGAAGCGTGGTAACCGAGCACCCGCCACCGGACCCGCTGCCGCCGTCGCCGGTGCCGTTGGGGCCGCCGGAGCCTACCCCGTCGCCGCCGGCGCCGGCGCCCCAGACCGTGAACGTCATCTCGTAGACGTTCGCCGGAACGGTGGCGCTTCCCGCGCCGGAGGCCGTGATGGTAACGGTGGTTGTCATCGCGCGCTACCGGTAAAGGTGACGATCACGCTGAGCACCGGCTTACACCGGCACGGTTACGTTGACGTCGCTCACCGCCAGCGCCGCGGCCTGGTTGAACGGCACCGTTAGGTCCGCCGTACCAGGTGTACCGCCGTAGAAGCAAGTAGTTAGCGCCGTGATCGAGTAGGTAGCGGCGAGCGCGTCGAGCTGGGCCTGCGTCAGCCCCGTAGCGCCGGTCGCGGCGTCGCCGCTAAGCTTCGCGGGGCCGCTGACGGCAAACCACTCGACGTTCGCGCCGATCGCCAACCCCGAAACAAAAGCAGCAAGCGCGCTCTGGATCGCAGTGCCGGTCGTCGCGACGTAGCCAGCCTTCGGCGTGATCGAGACGTTGACTACGACCCGCAGCAGCGCAAGCACGAAGAAGCTGATAGTCAACGGCATCCCGAGCGCGTCGTAGACCGTAACGGAGGTCGTGCCGTAGGTACCGCTGCCAATGGTCTTCTTCGCGGCGATGGTGGTAGCGATGGCCGTCGCGTCGCCGCCCTGGATGACCAGCGCCAGCGACTTCGGGGGCACCCCGTTCCCGTCCGTTACCCAGGTGTCGTTCTCGTAGGGCTGAAGACGCTGGACGCCCGGCAGGTTCAGGAGCGCGCCCACGAGCGCCGACAGGGGAGACTGCGCGGGGAGCGAGGTCGAGACCGACTGCCGCTGCCGAAGCTGGGCGTCGTCCTCTACCGGCGCGCCGGGGGTCGCGGCGGAGGCGTTGGTGACGGTCTGCCAGTTCTGGGTCGGGGTTAAGATCTTGGTAACGGTGCCCGGGCCGGCCGTGATGGCGCCGGGGGTAGTGCAGGCCGCGGTGACGATGACCGAGCCCGAGGGTGGAATCACCACGTAGGTGGGGAGCGCCCACTGGTAGTTGTTGGCGTCGCCGACGAGCCCGTTGTAGATCTGAACGCCCGCCGTCCCGCCGATCGTAACGTCAACCGTGCTGGCCGACGAGATCTCGCGCTGGAGCCCGTTGATCTTGACGACCGACGACAGCCCCGTGCCCTGCGCGGTCGCCGGCGAGAAGCTGTTGTAGGCGGCGACCGCCGCGGCGCTGCAATCCATGTAGGCGGACGCGAACACCCCGATGAACTGCCCGTCCTGCGAGTCGTTCTCGAGGTAGACGTCGGCGCCGTAGATCGCCTGCACCTGCCCCTGGAAGTAGCTAAGGACGTTCTCGAACGTGGCGGTGTGAACGCCGGTCGCGTCGACGTACGGGGCGATGGGGGTGGGCGCGTAGGTGCTGCCGGACATGGATGCCCCAGACCTCGTTAGATGAAGAACAGGTAGCCGCTGTTGCCGGGGTACGCGAAGTTAAACTGGTAGGCGCCACCACCGGACCCCCCGCCGGAAGAGCCAGCGGCGGGGGTCAGGCCGACGGTGACCGGCCCGTAGACGGTGCCAACCGTAGCCGAGAAGCTGTAAGCCCGAGTCGCCGGGTCGAAGGAGCTGCTAAAGTTGGTGATCGGCCCGGTCACGCCCTGGGTACCGAGGATGCGAGCCTTCAACACCACGTCCCGGGTCGCCCGGGTCCGGTTGCCGAGGACCTGCGTCAGCCAGGGGGTTCCGTCCGTGACGTCTAGCCACCACTCCCCGAGGAGAAGCTTCAGCCGGGTGCCGATCGCCTGCGCGGGCGCCTCGGGCTGGTCGATGTAGAAGGAGGCCTGATCGCCCCCGAACACGTAGTCGCCATTGGCGTCTAAGCGGCGGTATCTCAAGGTCGTACGCTCCTAGCCGCTGGTAGTCGTAGGGGACCCCGCCGTGATGACCGCGCCGCAGGCCGCCGCGTCGCCGACTCGACAAACCCCCTTCCCCTCCGCCGTAAGGACGGCGGAGCCGCCGACCATCGGCTGAACGCCGTGCCGGGCGCAGTCATAGGGGTCGCCGACGCGGGCTACCGGGATGCCGTCGGCCGAGAACGAGGGAGACCCGGAGGCGATTACTCCGCCGTGCGAGCCCGGGTCGCCGACGCGCGCGACGGGCTGACCGCTCACTGGTTAATCTCCCCCGCCAGCTTATTAACCGCGAGATTGCTCACGGGTTGATCGCCACGGCCGGCGCGGTGACGGTCACCGACGTCGCGGCATCGATGACTACCTTCTGCGCGGTTAAGGTGATCTGGTTGTTGGCGTCGTCGAAGACCGCCGACACGTTTGGCAGCACGATCCGGGCGCGGTCGTTGGGGGTGTCGAGCTCGAAGAACCTCGTGCCGTCGTCGCTTCGGAGCTGGGTCGTCGTGGCGCTGATGTTGGAGATCTTCTTCACCTGCGACATCGGCCCGACGAGGGCGAAGGCGTCGCTAAGGTCGTGCCGCCGGCTATCGAGCGGCTTCTGGACCCCGCCGAGCTGCCACCATGCGTCGATGCAGCGCGACGCGAAGAAAAGCACGCACTCGTCGCCTGCCTTGATGGGGAAGGTCAGCGTGTAGCCGCCGCCGCGGGCGAACAGGACCGGCACGTCGGGGACCACCGGCAGGTTGACGAAGCTCGTCGTCCCGTCCTGCGCGCGGACCCAGCCCTGGATGGCGGGTTGGACCGCGACGGTGTTCGCGGCGGCGTTCCAGGACTGCACGATGCCGGGGAGCGACGTCCACATGCGCGCGGCCAGGCCGTCCAGCGCCAGCGAGAGCGCTTCGTTCTGATCGTTGATCCGCTCGCGGGCGTCCATCCCTAGGCTCCTGCCTGCCCGAAGAACTTGACGTTGAACCCCGGCGGCGATGGGTCGTTGATCGCGATGCAGGTGATCTCGGTGTACCAGTCGTTGCCTCGGGTATCGCCGTGCTGGTTTGCCAACAGCACGCGGTAGAAGCCGTCCTCGGTGATCCGGATCATGTTCAGGAGCGGCACCTGCGGGTTGTTGAACCCAAACTGCGGGTTCGGGGCGGCGTGAATGATGTCCTTGTTATTGATCTGGATCGCCCCACCGATCTTGATGTTGGGGTTCAGAAGGCAGGTCAGCTCGATGCCGCCGAGGGTCTGGCGGGGCATCCCGAGCAGTCCAGTCGCGCTGTTAAGTACGACCGCGCTGGCGGTGCTTGGCGGCACGTAGCTGTCATGGGGGATCAGATCTAGGTTGGTGCCGTTGACGCCCCAGGTGCAGGCGGCGTTCCGCGCGAGCACGTCGAGCTGGTCGCGCGCCTGCCCATAGAGAACGCGCCCCCGCGGCATCGCGGTCCCCGCGAAGGTCGGGGTCGCGCCCGGCGTTAGGCCGTAGGTCTTAGCCACCTTGTCGATGGCGTTGTAGACGTCCTGCTGCTGGTAGCCGGCGGCCAGCGTCTGATTGATCACCCCGAAGTTGTAGAAGAGATCGCCTTCGGCCGCGAAGATATCGACGTAGGTGTCAACCTCCGACTCGCGCCCGCGCCAGGCCTGCTTGATCGTCCCGTCGAAGATGACGCCGTAGTCCGACGGGTCCTGGTAGCCAGCCTGAAGGATGACCCGGGTGTACTCGAGCTGCTCGAGCTGGTTGCCGGTAGCGTCCGACAGGTTGTAGACCCGGATGTCGCAGGTGTTCGGGGTCTTGGCGTCGAGCCTTACCACGTTGAACCGGATGCGGAGCGTCGAGAGGTCGACTCCGTTGCCGGCCGTGTTGGCAACGACCAGGGAGCAGCGGCGGAGGTACTGCGTGGCCAT